AACAACACTGAATACTAACTGGGGACTGAACGGATATCACCGGAAATGCTGAACGGGTATCCGCCGGAATATGCATGGAGATAAAAACTACTGACCATGAAACACGCATTCTACGCCTTAATCATCATACAAGCCCTGTACGAGCTTGTGAAGCTGCTCAAATGTAAATCCATATACCGACATGTAAAAGTCTTTCAGAAGCTGGATAAGACATCAAAAAGATGGTATCTGATGGCGCATCCGTGGCTTCATGTTGCATTATTCATGGATACTATCGGACTTTTATTGCTGGGGATGGGATTGTTTTCAAGCCAGTGGATATGTTTCCTTGTTGTCTTGGCCATGAGTTTCAGTCAGATTCAAAAGCTGGGAGAATGGGCTATATTCTTGGACAGTCTGGTTACGGTCATCATCTACACTTTCGCCATCCTGAATGCATATCACTTGGCATAAAAATAGGGAGCCAGCCCACACGATTAGAAGCCAACTCCCACACACGATTATGATGCAAATATAAGAATTTCCAACTAAATAAATCGTGCTATGACAAAAGAATTTTCATCAATCGTGGAGTTGAAATCAATACGTGAACAGAAATCAAGATTATCAGAACGCGAGCAGGAGTTATCCTCCCCTATCCTGACTGATTTTTCTCTCATCCCGGAGATTTATGAGTGGTTCAGGGAGATACTTTCCGGGGCAGATTGTCCGCCCAATCCGGAAAGTGTTACCCAGCGAAAGAAGTTCCTCTTCATTGTGTTGTTCTTGTTCGCCCCTAGTGTGCTTGCCGGCGGACGGCTGCCGAACGGTATCCGAGCAGAAATTTCCGGCGTGTTCCCGGATGTTTCTCCGTGTGTAATATCAAACAATATCGCTGATGTTTCCTTTATCTACCAGCAGTATAAGGATTTCCGGCAGGATATAGAGTACCTTTACTGCCAAATCGTAGAAAGATTGAAATCCAAAGGACTAATCAAGTAACAGAATGTTTCTAATGGGGATAAAGTCCCTATGCTTAAATTTTTATGTCTAACAAATTTAAATTTTAAAGCCGAGTCAGAAGAAGAACAAAATCAGGTTGGGAAATAGTTCGACAAGCCGACAGATTAGCTCAACAGCGTTATGGAAGTAACTCTGACAATCCTAATAATCTTGTAAATAGGATTGCAGGCAGGTATCTTGGGAGCTTTAATAGAAGTGGAACCAGTTGGAATACACAAGTTTCAAAACGTACTTACATGGGACTTAATGATGGGTAATTAGTAAAAGAACTAATCAAGTAAAAAAGCCGGAACGTTATGCTTCCGGCTTTTTGTTCACTATCAATTTAGCAATTCTTGAACGAAAGATGTAAATGTTGAGCATTTAACACTTTCTATTAAGTTATTATAATCTTCTTTTTCAAGACAACTCACAAGGGAGGATACATCACTTTCATGTTTGTCATATTTTGATCCAATCAGGCCATAAATATCTCCCATAATTCTTGCTGGATGATAATAGGTAATCTCTGGATCATCATTCTCCAAATCATAATTTAGCTTAGACTTAATAAAATCATTTGACAATGTGCCATCAATACGTTCAAATATGTTAAATCCTAAAAACCATGCTTCAACCTCCATTATTGCAAAATGTAATTTTATATATTGAGCCAGGTTTTTAGCGTCTATTTCCTTTTGAGCTGAATTTCTAAATTTTTCAATTAATTCTAAGTTTATATTTCTTACGCCTCTATTTTTTTTCTTGTAAAAGTCCCCATATACATCTCTTAACCCTATAATCTTGGTAAATCCCTTTTCATGCAATCCATTTGCTCTAGTAAAGATTTTAGATAATACAGAGTTGTCATTACCAACATTTACAAGCATATAATAGTTATGAGCCATTTTATCACCATATTGATAAGGAGCTTCATCCAGATTATCACAAATCAGGTTATAACAATTGATTCCTATATCTTGGTAGTCGTACATCTTTAGAAGTAATTCTCTGACCAAAATTAATTCAGCTTGTCCTTCTACAAAAACTGCTACTTTCTTCATTTTTTATGTCGTGCAATAAAATCAGATGAGAATAAATCAAAATTATTAAGTCCTGTAAATTCAAAATCTTCAAATAATTCAGGAGAATTATATATATTTATTGCAGTAACTTTATCGCCTTTACGTTGTAAAATATTCCAATATTTCAAATCGACAACGTCCATTAAAAAACTATCGTTTGAAGTAGTAATTAATTGTATATTATTTTCTAAACAGAATTTATATAGGTATTTACCTAATTTTATGGATCTATCATAATCTAATCCCTCACAAAAATCATCAATAACAATTGTCTGTGTCTTCTTTTTTTGAGAAACAATATAGAATAAAAGAACAAGAATGTATAGTGTTCTTTGCATTCCTTGAGATAACAATCCTTCCCATAAAAATGTGCTTACATCTTTTTCATTAATCTGTAAGACTCTTATATCAGATTTCTCATCTCCAATTTTTACAATCTTTATTTCGTCAATAGAATAATCTAAAGCATTTAGTTCCTCCTGAACCTTTAGTTTCAAATCATCATTTAATTTTTCAAACATTGGGATAATACTTTCTCCTTTAGACATAGTACTAAATAGGTTGGTACCATTAGGAAACATATTAATCTGATTAAATAATATCCCATATGAATTTTCAGCCCAATTTACTATTTTTTCAATTTGAGGATATAATTTTGTATCTCGTCTTACATTGATTGTAAGTTTATTACTTGGAGGGTTAATTTCGTCGTTAAAAAAGATAGTAGAGTTTTCATTCCTTTCTATTAAGATGTTTTCGTTATGATCAATTAGCTGTTCCAAGGTAATATTCCCTTGAAAACATGCAAATGAATATGTCAATTCTGTATCATTGTCTGAAAAAATAATTTTATAGAAAAAATTATCGTGCTCAGCAATTTCTTTAGTTTGGAGTATAACAGAGACTAAAGAATTTAAGGCTTCTATTGTTTTTGATTTTCCAACAGCATTACGGCCTACGATGAGACTTGTTTCTGACAAATTGAGACCATCTAAAGACCATCCAGGTGTAACATATTCGAGACTTTTCAGTTTCATAATCGTATTAATTATACTAGAATTTTATTTTAATCTACAAAGATACAATAAAGCATTGAATTTATCAAGTGACAGATTTTTATGCTCCCAAAAACTGTAAAGCATAATGGAATAGTTATTTCCAAATATAGTTATATCTTAGTTCGGATTCATCATTCTTAAAACTATATGATACGGAAATTTTATTTATTGTACCATCTTCATTATAAAAGTAGTCATAATATGTCCAAGAATCTGAATATGATTCCTTTTTAGATTTTCTTTGAATACGACCTGAAGAGTCATATTGGTATTCATATTTTTGCTCTAATGATTCTCTCCCTGTATCTCCGTTGATATATGTTTCTTGTAGTAGATTTCCATGTGTGTCGTACTCAAAGATAAAGTTCCCGAACAAAGAACCGTCATTAAGCATTGTCTTTTCTATATAAGCGTTATTCCCTTCGTATCTATATTCGCTTATATAGCCAAAATTTTTACTAACCCAAATGTCTTTTTCTACTGTTTTTATCAATCTTTTTTGACTATCATATTCGTATGTCCATTCTTCATTCAGGTCTCCATCGTCATCATATACCAACATGCGTGACACGGAATCAATGTTGTTATATTCATATTTACGTTTTTTTTCAAACAAAGTAAACGTATATTCGTTCATTTCCACTACACGCTTTTTGTCGTCGTATTCATATTTGTAATTGTAATCAATCCTATCATCCAATAAAGCATTATAGTAATTGGTGGTTTTTTCTTGCAATGTTCCGTCTGGATTATAGATATACTGTTCGTATAGTTCTCCATATTCATTTATCTCGCCAAATTTCTTTTCGTGTTCGTTTATTACAATTTCAGACAGAACTTTATTTCCACTATTTCCTCCGGGCTCTCCATCACCATCGCTACTGCACCCTACAAAAAACAAAGCCACTAGTATAGGCAGTATAAATAACATTTTCTTCATTTTACTTTGGTTTTATTGATTAAACATCCATTTCTAATAACTTCCTTAAATCCTCAAAAGAGTGAACTTCATAAAGAGTTCCTTTCACTTTAACATAACCGTTTACTTCTGAATCAGGTGTATTTCTCACAAATAGTTCCGAAATGTCTACATCTAAAGCATTTGCAATACGTTCTAAAGATTGTAATTGCGGATAATCACCTCTTAATGTCTTATTAAGACTAATATCAGATATACCCATCTTATCAGCCAAATCTTTTTGAGTAAGACCCTTAGACTGGCAAAGTTCTTTTATCCTTGTTCTAAAATCCATAATACTACATAGTTTTATTGCACAAATATAGGTGTTTATACTATATAATACAATGAAACGTGAAAAATAAATCTATATAGTTTTATATTTAACATAAATTATCTATGTAACTATTGCATAATTAAACTATATAGTCTTACTTTGCAGTATCAAATAAAACGAAGTAGTATAATTAATAAAATATAAAGAACTATGGCAATAGAAAAGAGAAATCAATTAAAAGAGATTATGAGTCTTGCTTGGTCATTTGTACGCAAGAACGGTTATTCTATGAGTGAGGCGTTGAAATGTGCGTGGACTAATATCAAACTTCGTGCATTGCTTCATAAGAAGGTGGTTGAGTTCTATTTCAAGAAAACAGACGGCACGCTACGTCAGGCTTTCGGTACTTTAATGAGTAGTAGAATACCAGAAAAAAAGGGTACAAAGAAAACAGCAGATAACTGCCAGGTGTATTTCGATTGTGAAAAAGAAGAATGGCGTTGTTTCAAAAAATGCAACCTTATAAAGATAGCTTAGTATTAATATTTAAAAGAATATGACTTATGAGAATTATAGACTTTAATCCTGAATTGCACAAGATAACATTTACTAACAAACAAGAAACAGTAATAACTGAATCAAACATTATGTTATTAAAACGAATGTTCAACAACCCCGAAAAATACCAGTATTACATGAAAACACTTTGGCTGTTGCGTTCTCTGAGTGAAAAGAAATGTTGTAAAGATGGCATGATAGACTCTAATGATGAAGTTTACCCGATATTTAGGCTTGCAAATGAACTTATTGGTAGTCTGCTACGAGAAGACACCTTTTTTGACTGCGAAGGTAATCTTATGCAAGGCTTTAATCCAAACATGATGAAAACTGCAATGTAAATCCCTCACACGATTATTTTGAAACAATCAGCCAAATGTTTGTTCTGATTACGGCAATTTTTAGGATAAACATTTGGCGGTTGGTAATTTTGCCATAGAATGAAATGCGCTTCGTGGCAGTTGCGCTGCAAAGATATTCAAGGCATTTCTTTCAAGGGGTAAACTGCCACATCAGACCTCTTTTAAGATTTGCCTTTTTTATATGTCAAGCGTGGCAGGTCAAGGCAAGGCATTCAGGTGTGCATGGGTTCGAATCCCAGCTTGCTACTACGGTCAAAATAAAATCCTCATTGATGAATTGACCGGCCATCAATGAGGATATGTTTAATTCAGGTTTTACAGCGTATGAACAAAGAAACCATAAATGAATCCCAATTCATACGGTACAAAGATAAGCAAATTTCTTATTGTACCTACAATGGCAGGATATATATTTCTTGCAAGGGGCTTAATTCTGATGTCGGGATAAGCATAAGCAAATGGAAATCAAAGAACATGTCGCAAATAAAAACGTATGCAGCCGAAAACGGATTGAAACTAAGAGAAATCATGTATTTTGGCCAGTATCTAGAAATCGGCATAGCCTTGATGTATTTCGCAAATAATAGAGAATTGACAGAGTGTGTAAAGAATCAGATTGGTAATTTAAATTCAAATAATATGAATGAAATACAGGTTTTACAGAAAACTACCTTGTTGGGTAAAGAACTAACCGTTTATGGCAGTGCAGAGAATCCGTTGTTTCTTGCTAAAGATGTAGCTGAATGGATTGAATATGCAAAAACATCACAAGATAAATATGATGTATCTCGTATGGTTGGTACTGTTGATGAAGATGAAAAGCTGGTACGAACAATTTTCGTATCAGGTCAGAACCGTCAAGTCTGGATGCTCACAGAGAACGGTTTATATGAAGTCCTGATGCAAAGCCGCAAACCGATAGCCAAACAGTTCAAGAAAGGCGTAAAAGCCATACTGAAAGAAATCCGAACTAAAGGCGGTTATATGGCAGTAAAATCGGATGATACGCCAGAAGAAATCATGGCAAAAGCCATCCTGTTAGCAAACTCAACCATCGAAAGGCAGAAAGAACGAATATCTGTACTTGAAACCGAAAAGAATCTGGTAGAAGAACAGAACAGACTGATGGCGCCAAAAGCTGCCTACTTCGACAATGTCCTTCAAAGCGAAGGATTGATAACAACAAATATCATAGCCAACGAACTTGGCATGAGTGCCAAAAAGCTGTACAAGATATTAAAAGATTTAGGCGTATTGTACAACCAGAATGGGGTTTACATGCTTTATGCCAAATACAGGGGATTAGGTTATGACAAGTACAGGACACACACCTATACAAGTGATACCACTGGTATGCAGGTTGCAAAGCAATACTTGTGTTGGACGCAACTTGGTAGAAAGTTTATACTTGATTTAGTAAACAGTAAATCGGCAGCTTAAAAACCGTTCATACACACGTCATTAAGTTGGCGTGTGTATAAAATGAAACAATTGGCATATTGTTTCGTATGTACTAGCAATTTATTCTGTTTTGAGGTAAGTATATACTATTTTTGAATAGTAAAATATTAATAATCAAATGAAAACAATCAAATATAATGGCCAAGAAGTAGAAGCCTACTCGCTGATAATGACGAAGGCTAATGCTTTGGATATTCTCAATGGCAAGAAAGTTATAGAAGCTCGTAAGCTAAGTTCTAAATACGAAAAGATGTTTACAAATTTCAAGCAACTTGAAGAAAACGAGAGATTAAGAAAAGAAGGACGTGAAAATGAGTGCCAGCCTATTCTGCGTACTGATATAGAAGCAATTCATTTTTATAGCACAGGCGCCCCATGGTTTCTTGATGTGGCGATAGATGAAATCGGCATTGGTGAGGTTACTGAAGAGGGCATAAAGTTCATGCACGAAGAATTTGATTTTCACGATTTCGACGAACAGTTAGAAGAGTTCAAGAAAAATCCACCAGAAGAAATTCCATTGTTTTATTACCTGCATATTAGTGAAGTGATTAACCATGAAGGATTAAAATAAGTCAAGCCGCTTTATGCGGCTTTGTCTGCATATAGGTAAAAAGATTGTTTAATTTAAATTCAGGATTATGCCAGAAGTTTACGCAACAGGCTCGGATGGTAAGAAGTACCGAACAAGAGCGGACTATGAAGCTGGACGTTTTCAATCAATGGGCACAAACGCTGCTCAGAGAGCGAGAATCAACAGAGCAGTTGGCGGTAGAGTTGTTTAATCATGAAGAAGGCTATAAGCATAATTAAACAAGTCTCAGAGCTGACAGATAGGGTTATATTGTTTCACTCAGCATCGGGTAAGGACAGTATAGCCCTTTTAGATCTTATGCACCCCTATTTCAAAGAGATAGTATGTGTTTACATGTATGTAGTCAAGGACTTGCAGCATATTAACAGATACATCAACTACACCTGCAAGAAATATGGTAATGTGAAGTTCATACAAGTGCCTCACTTTGCGGTATATTCATATCGTAAGAGTGGTTACATGGGTTGTATAAAGAACGAAAAGCAGAGGCAGTACAGTATGGCGCAGCTTACAGAGATAGTCAGAGAAAAATATCATATAGACTGGGCATTTTTCGGGTTCAAACAATCCGACTCAATGAACAGACGGTTGATGCTAAGGACGTACAAAGATGAAGCTATCAATGAAGCGCAAAAGAAATGTTATCCCCTATCAGCTTACAAAAATGTTGATATTCTGAACTATATCGAAAAGAAAAGTCTTATAAAGCCGGAGAAATACGGTAACAGCCAGTCGGCAGGAACGAATATAAGCGATATGAACTATCTTTTGTGGCTCAGAAGTAATTTCCCGGCAGACTTGAAAAAGGTTATAGAGGAATACCCTATGGTAGAACGATTGTTGTTTGAGCATGATTATGAAGGAACTGAAACAAAGTGAGACAAGAATAATAAAACGTTCGCAGATAAATCTGAATCCGATAAACCCTAAGAGGCATTCGGATGAACGTATTAGACTGCAAAAGAAAAACCTGCAAAAAGTCGGTTTTCTTGGTGGTATTGTATGGAATGAATTAAGCGGAAACCTAATAGATGGGCACAGGCGTATCAAGGCTATGGATATGTATTACAAATACGATGGTACTTCTGATACAGACTATAAGGTAAAAGTGGAGGTTGTGAACCTTGACGAAAAAAAAGAAAAGGAACAGCTTACTTATATGGCAGTAGGAAACACCAAGCCTGATTTAGATTTGCTCGCGAGTTATTTGCCTGATATAGACTATTCCGAAGTCGGGTTGAGTCCTGATGAGTTGAATGATATACTTGCGATAAGTGAAGTTGATGCCAATTCCTTATCAGAGTCATTAGATGACTTGTTATTGCCAACAGACTTCGATGGTATAAAAAATCCTATTCCTGAAGATGCTGCACTGCCATATGAAGAGAAGAAAGAACACATGAAAGCGGTAAAGCAACAAGTAAAAGAATCTGCATTTCAGCACAGGCAGGATGAAGATGCTTATATAATACTTTCATTTTCTTCTTTTGAGACAAAATCAGATTTTTGTGATTTGTTGGGTATCAGTACGGATGAAAAATTTGCCAAAGGAGAAGAGGTTTTGAAATTGATTGAGTAATCAAAATAAACAGATACGCGCGCATGGGAAAGAAGCCAGACATATCGAAATTCAGAGAGGTCCTTCATAAAACAGGTGGAAATCTCTCTAAGGTTGCTGCTGTATTCAATGTAACCCGAAAAACCGTGTATGATTGGGCCAGAGCAGACAGCCAGTTCAAAGATGCTATCACCGACGAAAGAGGTTCTCTGGTAGATGAATGCCTTGTATCTGCACGTGTACTTGCGCTTGGTATCCCTGAGAAAGATGAAAATGGGAACTTTATCGGATGGCGTGAACGTCCAGATGGGTATATGATTCGCTATTTACTTTCCACATTAGGAAGAAAAGAAGGTTTTGGAGACCGAGAAGACGAAGACGCAGACATTCCAAAGGATATTGACCACGGAATTTCTATCGACTCATGGATTAAAGACAAGCTGAAATGATTGTACCCCAAGCGATATATCATCCGTTATATACCGATAGCGAGAAGTTTATCATTCTCATTACCGGTGGCCGTGGATCGGGAAAGTCTTTCAACGCTTCTACCTTCATAGAGCGGCTGACGTTCGAGATGACTCCCACAGAGAAGATAGTCCACCAGATTCTTTATACCCGTTACACGATGGTATCTGCCGGGATGTCTATTATTCCTGAAATGATGGAAAAGATAGATTTGGATGGAACCACGAAGTATTTCAAGACCACCAAAACCGATATAGTAAACCGGATGACCGGCAGCCGTATCATGTTCCGTGGTATCAAAACCTCTTCAGGGAACCAGACGGCCAAGTTGAAATCAATTCAGGGTATCACCACCTTTGTCTGTGATGAAGCAGAGGAATGGACCAGTGAGGACGAGTTTGACAAGATTATGCTCTCCATCCGTAAAAAGGGAATCCAGAACCGGATTATCATCATCATGAATCCCTGTGACTCCAATCACTTCATCTACAAGAAATACATCGAGAATACTCACCGGCTGGTGGAGATTGACGGCGTCCAGGTACAGATTTCCACCCATCCGAATGTACTTCATATCCATACGACTTACTTCGACAATATAGAGAACCTTTCTCCTGAGTTCCTGAGAGAAGTCAAGGAAATGAAAGAGAAGAATCCGGAGAAGTACGCTCATGTGGTTATCGGTCGATGGGCGGACGTGGCCGAAGGTGCCGTGTTCAAGAAATGGGGTATTGTGGACGAGTTCCCCATGTGGTGCAAGAAAGTGGCTATTGGACAGGACTTTGGTTATACCAATGACCCATCGGCTTCTATCCGGTGTGGAATCATTGACAATGCGCTTTATCTGGATGAAGTGGATTATAGAACTGGATTACTTTCTGGGGATATTATAAAGACGCTACGCCCGTGGAATTTGAGAGTGATTGCCGACAGTGCGGACCCGCGACTCATCCAGGAGATTCATAACGGAGGGATTAAAATATACGCGGTAGAGAAAGGGCAAGGTTCTGTCAATGCCGGTATTGACAAGATGCAGGGAATGGAAATATTCATTACCAAGCGTTCTTATAACCTGCAAAGGGAGTTCAGAAATTATGTCTGGGCAAAAGATAAGGATGGAAACTACATCAACAAACCTGAAGACCATGATAATCATGGCATAGATGCTGCACGCTACTATGTGCTGGGAGAACTTCTCGGTAGAATTATGAAACCCAAAGACGTTTCAGGAATATTTGGACATTAAACTTTGAGATATGACTATAGAAGAAATTTTAGCTATGCCGGAAGTAGAGAGAAAAATCTACTATCTGAAGAAAGGACGAAAGACCGAGCAACCAAACGCTCACGCTCTTTACAACGACTGGAATCCGAACAAGCACGAGATAGTGATAGATGAAGAGAAATACCCGAAAATCAAAATTACGACCCAGCCTGAGAAACGGATTACAGACCCTACAACCGGGAAAGAATATGTTGAGCCGGCGGCAAGGAAAGAAGTTGACCCGAACAGGATTGCTCTTCCTATCGAGCAGGACATCGTGAACATTCAGACTGCCTTCACCGTGGGAACAGAACCGGTCCTTGATTGCCAGCCGGACCAGTCGGAAGAAAGCCTTCTTTCCACATTGAAGCAGGTGTTCAAGAAAAACAAGTTGAAATACCAGAACAAGAAAGTAGTCCGGGCATGGCTGGCCGAGCAGGAAGTGGCCGAATACTGGTATGTGGTGAAGGATGACGGCTTCTGGGCAAAGCTCAAACGAAAGATTTCAGGAATCTTCGGCAAATCAAAACCTGAATACCGTCTGAAGAGTGCCATCTGGTCTCCGTTCCGTGGCGACAAGCTCTACCCTTTCTTCAATGACCAGGGGGATTTGGTGGCCCTGTCCCGTGAATACAAGAAGAAAGATCTGAATGACGTGGAGATTACCTGCTTCATGACCATTACCAAGGACATGGTTTATCAGTGGGAACTGACAAGCAACTGGACTGACAAAGGCTCATTTGCACATGGATTCAAGAAGATGCCGGTGATTTATATGTACCGTCCGGAAGCGTACTGTGAAAAGATAAAGAGCCTCCGTGTAAGACTGGAGAAGCTTCTCTCAAACTATGCAGACTGTATCGACTACCACTTCTTCCCTATCCTCATGCTTTTTGGTAACGTGGAGAATTTCTCAGGTGAGTTCAAGAACCGTGTTGTCGAGTTGACCGGCCAGGGAGCAAATGCCCAGTATCTTACCTGGTCACAGGTACCTGATACTGTCAAGTTCGAGGTAGAAACCTTGCTGAGCCAGATATATGGACTGACCAATACACCCAGAATCTCTTTTGACTCCCTGAAAGGTACAGGAAACGCCGTTTCCGGTGTGACTTTCGATTATGTGTTTATGTCCACCCACCTTAACGTAGAAAATCTGAACGAGATCGTCGGCGAGTTCATGCAACGACGTGTAAATTTCCTTGTCTCCGCGTTGGGTTCCGTGAATTCCACCCTTGAAGAAGCCTCCGAAACCATCGATGTGGATGTGCAGATGCAGCCGTATAAGCTGGAGGACATCAAAGACAAGATAGACACAGCTATCAAGGCCAAGGACGGTGAAATCTGGTCTCAACAGCGGGCCATTACCTTTGTGGGGAACGTGGATGCAGTTCTGGATGAGATTGAAGCCATCAAGGAAGAGCAATCTGAGAAACAGAAGAACGACATCGAGAAGCAGAAACAGCTTTCCTCTCTTAAAAGTTCCAGCAGTAAATCTGAAGAATAGAACAACCCAGTCAGAATATTTACGGGGATAATACAAAACAGAATGATATAAATCTAAAATATTGACTATTTGAGTAGCGGTATCTTTCGAGGTATCGCTATTTCCTTTATCATAGTAAAAACATGAATACTTCTTTGTAATTATTCGTTATTTTACTATATTTGCATCGTAATTAAGTCTTAAACGCTATGAGCTACAAATCAGTTAAAGACGTTGTAACGCTGCTTACTGAAAATGGCTTTTGGTTCGTGAGGCAGAAAGGCAGTCACATGGTTTACACTGATGGTAGCCATGTAGTGATTGTACCCGACCACGGCAAGAAAGGCGTTGAGAAAGGCACTTATTACAACATTCTGAGGCAAGCGGGGCTAAAATAGCCCCCGCCTCTTTTGTTTAACGATAAAAAGGAGGTCAGTATGAAAACCGTAGAAGTGATTGTAGAACATGCTGGAAATAATCTTAGTGCCTATATTGAAGGTGCTCCGGTGATTACTGTCGGTAACGACGTGAAGGAAATCGAGAAGAACATGAAGGAAGCTGTTGAACTTTACCTGGAGTCATGCAAGGAGATGAACATCGCTCCAGTGGAAATTTTGCAGGGAGAGTTCACATTGAAGTTCAAGATAGATGCTGCCACCTTCATCAACTATTACAGCAGTATTTTCACAAAGGCCGCTTTGAGCCGGATCACCGGAATCAATGAGCGCCAGTTATGGCATTATGCGGCTGGAGTACACAAACCCCGTAAACAGCAGTTGGAGAAGATTCAGAAAGGTATTAACGCGCTGACAGAGGAACTGGCAGCTATAAATTTGTTATGATTATTAATTAAATATAATGGAGGATAGTACAATGAAAGCAAAAGATGTAAATCCAAGTAATTTTAAGGTTGAGAATGTTGTATTTGAAAATGATGATTTTTCTATAGCGATAGGTATTTGGGAAAATGGGGAAAGAAGAATGGCAATGAGATGGAATGGTTATGGAGATGATCCTGGATACCCTAAATTATTTAAAAACCCAGTCTGGTTCATCGTTGATGACTCTTTAATATTACCTTTTCTGAATGCTTTAAGGAACGTAAAAGATTCTGACAAAAAAGAAATAGAAGCAGCTATATTGAAATTTTAAAAGTATAATTGGATGATGATCTAGCGTGATTATTTAGGTAGTCACGCTTTCTTTTTACCTAAAAACGAACATTTCCCTAATTGTTTCGTATCGTTAGCCTTTAAATTTCCCCTTCCCTTTCTCTATAAGTAAATTTACCGTATGAAATTATTAATCAAACTCATACGGTATGACAATCTTTGAACAAATCTTGGCAGGACTGCAACAGAAATTCGCTGGGGTGGACACTGCCACACTCACCCGTATCGCCACAAAGAAGGCAGAGGGTGTAACGGACGAAACGAAGGTGACCTCCATCGTTGAGGGTATCTCATTTCAGGACGTGATGCAAAACTATGGTGATTTCCGTGCAGGACAGGCGCAGACTTCCGCTGTTTCAAACTACGAGAAGAAGCATGGACTGAAAGACGGGAAACCAATCGAGAATCCGAAACCAGAACCACCGAAACCAAACGACCCTCCAAAGCCGCAGGAGACAGACATCGCAAAGATGATTGCCGATGGCATTGCCGCCGGTATCAAGCCGTTTGCCGACAAGCTGGCCAAAATGGAGGAAAATGAAGCGCAGGCGCAGCGCAATTCTCAGATTTCAGCAGTGGCGAAGAAGTACGGTATTCCCGAATTTATGCTGAAAGACCGCAACATTCCTGAGAACACGGACTTGGATACTTATTTCAAGGACATGAAGCAGGATATGTCTAACAACGGGTTTCAGTTCTCCAAAGCTCCTGAGACTGCCGAACAGAAGCAGGAGAAAGAAGCGAGTGAGTTCGCCAAAATGATTGAGGCGGACACAAAATCTATTGTCGAACAACAAAACAAGTAATTTATGTCAGCAGGATTTAAGTACAACATGGAGCCTGAACCGTCCATCGAGGAACGCTATGATGTTTCTACCGGAGTAAGACGCAGAGGGCCTTACAAGCTGGATACGACCAACCTTGTCGCTGGTTCATTTCTTCCATCCTTCACTCCCATTGCCGCCGACTTAGTAAAGAAAACCGCTCAGGTGGCCATCCGTGTAGAAGTCTATGAAAAGTTTACCACCGGTTCCAATACCACTTTGAAGATCAAGAAAAACTCTTTGGCTTATGTGGGTATGCATCTGGGTAATGGTTCTCATGGAGCTACCATCAACAGTATTGACAAATCAGACAAAGCTTTCGATAAGTTGACGCTGGCTGCCGACTTTGGCGAAACAGTGGAAGCTGGTACTGTACTCTATGAAGCTACAGCTGTAAGCGGTACTACTCCAAAGGTAGTTGCTAACTCAGCTCTGTACGGAAGAGTACAAGTAGAAGAAGGCGTTGTATTAGTTGCTCTTTTGATGCGAGCATTCGAGATTGAGCCGACTAAGTTGGCTATGCCTTTCTCTGACATTGATAAGGCTAACATGCCGCATTTCCAGTTCAACGCTGCAGGCGTGCAATCCCCGGCTGGTGTTTCGTATGAACTGCCAGAAGCTTCTGATTCTGTGATGGGAGGTATTCAATTAGGATTTTCTCAAAGCGGAAAGAAATATCCAGTAGCATTGGAGGGTGGAAAGGCGTATGTAGAAGTTCCTTGGACGGACAATAATACTACCTATCAGGCAGCTAACTCAAGTACCTTGGGATTGGTAAAGCAGGGTGTAAAAGTTGATGATGCAGCAGGTGGTGATGAGAAGGATAAAATTAATGCTCTTCTAGCATCATTGAGAGCTGCAGGTATTATCGCAAGCAAATAAAGAAAGGAGGACTAATATATGATGCTAACTATTCATACTCTGTTTAACGACCCCAATATCGTAAATGCTGTTATCCAGCGCGTCCTTCAGACACGTAAGGATACTATCTACTGGCAGCAGTACCTCGATTTCCGTAGAACGACTACCCGTGTGTTCAAGGACTACATCGGTCAGGTTACTGGTGTGATGGCTGGTTCCATTAACTCACGATACGGCGAGAAGCCTATCCGTGAACGCCGGAATATCGGCTCAGGATATGGTGAAATCGCTTATCTTGGCGATGCTTACCAAATTTCCATTGACCGCTTGTCTGAGCTTCAGGACTTGATTGACAAGTTCAATGCAGCTAAACCTGCCGACCAGGTAGCAGCCATGCAGGAAATTGTGAACTTCATCTACGACGATTACCGCCAGGTACTTTTAGCAGCGCACAAGCGCATGGATATTATCGTAGGTTCACTTCTGATGACCGGAGAAGCAACAGTCAAGAACAAGGACGACAATGCCGGAGGTATTGATCTGCTTAACATTGAATTGCCATTCAAGTTCATTAAGCCTGATACTGGTGCGAAGACGAACTTCATCACCTATTTGCAACAGCAGATTAATGCACTGAAAGCGGACTATGGTAATTTCCAGAAAATGATCATGTCTCGTGGAACTTTCGTAAAGAATATCATCGGATCGGCTGAGTTTGGTGACAAGTTCAAGATGCAGCTTACAGGAAATGAGATGTATCTTTCAACCGGGTTGATTACCTCTCAACTGGCTTCCCAAGTGTTCACTGGCATCGGGCTTCCGGCCATTGAAATCAAGGAAGATTACGTAAAAGACCATACAGATTTACACCGACGACCGTATCACCTTGCTTCCGCAGGATAAGGTCGGTTATATGCGTTTCCACACTCCGTACGAAGCAGTGGACGGCGTACCGGGACGTAACTACACTCAGGCAGACGGTGATATGCTTATTTCCGGTTACAAGGACAAGAACGGCCGTTATCTGGAATACACTGCAGAGTGGATTCCTCAGATTACGAACCCGAACCTGATTGTGAACTTTGATTTGTCAACCATGAACGCATGATAGTAAATGACTACATATCACAGAAGTTTCAGACCTTCGGCATTAACTTGTCGGAGGCTGACCTTTTGGAGATAAGTCTGTCTTCAGGGATAAGCGGAGAGGATGAGATGGGCCCGTCAAACATCGGACTGGTTTCGGTGAATATGGCGAAGTTCATCCCCTCTCTATTGCTACGTGCCACTTCCATCAGCGAGAACGGTTTCTCTATGTCCTGGGACATCAAGGGGGTAAAGGAATACTACTCGTTTTTGTGTAAGAAGTACGGCCTTGAAGATACGTTAAGCGATAAACCTAAAGTCAGATTCTTATGATATTCGCGCCCCATACATTACAGGTTAAAGTCACCATTCCGATGGAAACAGACGAGTTTGGCCGACCTATCCCCGGAACCGGCGGAGAAAGCTGGCAGGACGTATGTAAGTGCCGGTGTGACGACAACTCTACCAAAGAGTTTACTTCGGAGAACGGTGAGGTGTTCCGACCGAATTATCACGTAGTCTGTGAGAAGAAAATCTCACTGAGTGCTGGTGATGAAGTCAGATGTATGGACGGTGAGAATATCCGTGGAACTGGCAAAGTTTACATGGTGAAGAATACAAACTATTTTGGTTACTCAGAGATATGGATGTGAAGTTTGATTTTTCGGACGTGGATAGCTTTTTCGAACAAGGTTATGCCGAGGTGAAAGCCGTTGAGGAGAAGGTTGGTAAAGAGGCTGTCGATTACGCTGTAAAGAATGGCAACTATCAGAACCGGACCGGAACACTCCGTAAGTCAAATAAGTATTCAGTTGAGGATGACGGATTGGTGATAAGAAACGATGCTGAGTATGCCTCGCACGTCGAATCTAAAGGCTATGAAGTATCAACTGGTGCGGCTCTATACGCTGAGAAACGATTGAAGGAGGAAGTCAAATGATAGTAACTACCGACATAGCAAATATACTTTACCGAGATTGCCAGCCTTTTGGTATTGACATTGTTCCTCACGGCAAGAAGCTGACGGGTGCGATGAAATCCGAAAGGATTGTTATTCACTCTAAAAAACAACAGCCGGGGACGTACTGGAAGAAATCCTTCGTTGAGGTGAACCTTTGCGTTCCTGACTTGAAAGAAGGTGAAGCCAGCACCATCCGGCTGAACGCACTGGAGAAACAGGCGCAAGAGCTATTCGACGGCATAACCGGACGCTATGATGGTACCGCCTATCATTATTCTATCGAGTCAATCGGAATAGAGGAGGACACATCCTTGAAGTGTCATTATGTGAATGTAAGAATTTTGTTTGAAGTTTTAAATGTGAAATGATATGGCAGAAGCAAAGAAAATAACAGCTGTAAATATCAAGAAACTTTGGTATGGTGAAACAAGTGCTATTGCAAAAGATTTGACCGGACAGGCTTTGTATACTCTTTTGCAGGGGGAGACCTTGAAAGAAGTCAAGAATATTCACCAGGATACCTGGACGCTCGAAGAAGCGGAAGCAAGCCGGACTAATTATAAAAACCAGCTCACGGGACAGACTTATCGAAGCGAAAAGGAAATGGGTGATGTAACTGTCAATTTCACCATTGGAGAATACGATTACCCAACTAAGAAAGACCTCATGGGTGGTGATGTTATCAATACTGACAAAGGATGGAAACGTGCGCGTGGTAAGGTGAATATTGAAAAACTGATTGTTGCCATGACCGATGATGATCAGTATTGCGTCATTCCTCGTGCCGACATCGGTGCCCGAGAAGCAACTACCGATAAGGCTATCGGTCTTCCCGTCAGTGCTGTGGAGTTAGAGCCGAAAAATTCGGCAGTTGCGCCGGAGTATTGGTTCGATTCCGAAGAAGTTAAAGAGGCATGAACTGATGTAAAGGTCGTAGCAACGCCTTCAGATGCAACAGTAAAGCTGGACGGGCAAACGGTCAAGACCAAGAGGGTGAAATCTGGGATATCCGTTTCCTATGAAGTATCAAAGGCAGGCTATACCACACAGTCAGGAAGTATACCTACCTCCCTGTCTGATGCTTTCAAGACCGTTGAGAAGAAAATAACTCTCGCTCAAGAAAGTGGCGGTTAGTTTTCAGGATGTTTAATGGGTGGGGCTTCGGCTTCACCCTTTTTCTTTTAGTTATGAATCAAGGAGCAAAAATTATATCAGAATCTATTATTGGCAGTGACTTTAGAACAGTATTTGTTAATGGGAAAGCATATACTGTTTATCCTCCTACTGTTAACAATTTATCAGGTGCAATCTCTCATTTGTCTGGAGTACAAGAAGCGGACAATCTGAAAGAAGTTCTGTTCTCTTTAGGAGAGAGTAAAGCCTATAGTAAGGCATTATCGTGGTTGATTACAGGTGATGAGAGTTTGAGTGAGGAGTTAGCCAATGGAACATACGAAGAGAACGTGAACGCTTTGGAGGAAGCATTGTCCATGATTGACTCAAAGGTTTTTCTGAAAGCTGTCAGCTTGGCGAAGAACGTAAGTCTGCTGGCAGCGAAACCGAGGTTGTAGGAAATGATACTCTTCTTGGTCAGATAGCATCGTTCATGGAAAATCTGCATCTGTCTTATCGGGAAGTGGTCTATGAGATACCATACAGAAACTTAATATTAATGCAACGTGATAAACTCCACACCATTACCGGAACGAAGGTTACAAAGGTGAAGGGTAAGGATATGGCTTCACGCAGACGAAGAAACAAGAAATAGATATGGCTACACTATATTTTAAAGTCAGTTCAGACTATCAGGAGGTCATCCGTCTGAGACAGGAATGTGAGAAACTGGAAGCACAGCTCAAAAAGATGGACGTAAATAAATCCCCGGCTGCAGCAAAAGCTTTAGAAACGCAACTGGCATCCACCCGTCAGCAAATGATGGGACTGGTGACTGAGGCAGCTAAGGCTGGTGCTGTGATGGAGAATGATTTGAAGAAAAAGCTTAATTCTGCGTCAAAGGCCTCCGATGAGCTGACGGAGGAAATTATCAAACAACGGAAAATCATCCGTGATACGCAGGATGATGTCAGACGGCTGTCTGATGAATATTCAAAGATGGGTAAGTATTCTCCTAATTCAAAAGCTAAATTGGCTGAACTGAATACAGCTAAAGCAGCCTTGAACGAGCAGAGATATTCCCTTGGCGAGTTACAGGACCAGCAGGCCAGAAACAGGCTTGAAGTGAGGAAACTTACGAGAGAGTACAAGGAGTTTGCCAGTGGAACGAATAATGCTGATGAGATAGTAAAATCCCTGACGGATTCTTTAAAGCGTACAGCCGCTGAAATCGGTGGACTGGTGGCGATAAAAAAATTCGGCTCCGATGTGATTGAAGCAACCGGAAAGATGCAGCAGTTACAGGTAGCACTTTCAACCATCCTTCAGGACAAATCAAAAGCAGACCAGCTCATCGCCGATATTGTCCAGTTCGCGGCCAAAACACCATTCAATCTTGACGATGTGGCGACAGGAGCAAAACAGCTTTTGGCATACGGTTCCTCGGCCGATAATGTCGTGAATGAACTTTCTATGCTTGGAGATGTGGCTTCCGGATTGCAGATTCCTATCGGGCAGCTTATTTATCTGTATGGAACATTGAGAACACAAGGACGGGCCATGACCGTAGATATCCGTCAATTCGCCGGACGAGGTATTCCAATCTACGAAGAACTGGCCAAGGTATTAGGAGTTTCCAAAGACCAGGTAGGTGAACTTGTGAAGGAAGGTAAGGTCGGCTTTAAGGAGGTCGAACAGGCCTTCAAAAACATGACATCCGAAGGAGGAAAGTTTGCCAACCTTATGGAAAGTTCTGCCGGGACGTGGCCCCAGCGACTTTCGAATATCGAAGATACCCTCTTTCAGAAAATGAATGAGTTCGGGAACAAGTATAAGGAAGTGTTCGAGTTTGGCATTGGTACAGCAGAGGACTTGGTGGAAAGTCTTGATGATGTGTTGTCTGTCATGGGCGGACTGATTGCAGCTTACGGAACGTACAAGGCCGCGTTGATTACCGCCGCCGTTGCTCAGAAGGCGGTCGGATTCGTTGAAAGTATCCGTCTGATAGGAATGTACAGAAAGGAATTGGGACTGGCCACCGCTGCACAACAGGCTTTCAACCTTGCGGCAAAATCGAATGTATATGTCACTCTATTGGCTGCATTGGTAGGAATCGGAACAGCGGTATACATGTTTTCTAAGAATGCCGATGATGCAACAACGTCGCAAGGGAAACTGAATTTAGCGTTAGCTGAATCTGAAAAGGCCTCTTTGTCAGAGCAGCGAGAACTGGCAAAGCTCAAGGGTGAATTATCTGCATTGACAAAGGGCACCGATGAGTACAATGAAGTCAAAGATAAGATTGTTAAGGGATTCTCTAAATATTATGACGGATTGGATGAAGAAATAGAGAAAGTAGGTCTTACTGAGCAGGCCTACAACAGGCTTACTGATGCCATCACGAAGTCATACGGGGCCAGACAATACGAAAAGTTCAAGTCGACACAGACAGAAGAACTTGATTCACTTATGTCGGAAAACCTATCCAAGATACAGGAAAGGCTTATAGATAAGCTAGGTGACGAAGAAGGCTCGAAATACTATACTAAGATAAGGAACGCAATCCTTGAAGGGAGCGTAAAGGCAATTAACGGGACGTTCAATCTGTCCGGACTTGACAAGGAAACAAATAACGCACTAGATAAGGTAGCTGGTAAAGGAGGAATACTTGAGAATCGTGCGGTAGAACAATATATAGCAAATATTCTCAACGCCATAAAATCTACAGAGAGACTTGATAAACTGGCTCGTGAAAGGTTTGGTGTTGATGGCTTAAAATCTTCAGTAAATAACGGAAAGAAGGATTTACCGAAGTCAAACATATTAGAAGAAATAGAATCAGCCACCAAACGTATCAAAACACTCAAACAAGAAATTACCGACCTTCGTAGCGGAAAATTGCAGGCAGAAGCTGGTAAGACAGTAGAATCTGCTATAAAGGCAAAGGAAAAAGAGTTACAGAGTGTAGAAAAGACCCTAGAAACACTTACCGGAGTTAGGAATAAGGATGTGTCAAGAGAAAACTCAACAACATCAGCCGGAGGGAAACTGTCAGACTTGGAACGTAAGTTGGCATTAGAACGTGCAAAAGAAGCTGTTGATTTGGAAAATCAGGTTGAGCAAGCACGTATTAATGCTATGGCCGATGGAGGTGAGAAGATACTTGCACAACGTGAGCTGGATAACAAGAAGGAATTACATGCTATTGACCGGGCTAAAGAAGAGTATATTCAGAAAGAAATTCAAAGACAGAAAGAAATATTCGAGGCAACAGAGGATTTAAAAGCAAAGAAGAATCCTAAATACAAAAAGCGCAGTTTTGATTCTTCCTCTATAAGCGTTGACACCAGTTCATTTGACATCCTGAAAGAAAATACAGACAAACGTCAGGTTCAAGAAGACCTGAATGCACAACGAGAGGCGGTGAATGCTTATCTTGCTGAATATGGCACCTATATGCAAAAACGTCAGGCTGTCATTGAACAATACCAAGACAAAATCAATAAGGCTACAACAGAAGGAGAAAAATTATCCTTGGGCAAGCAACGGGATAGTATCTTATCCGGCATTGATGAACAGGCAAATAAGACCACATCTGCCGTGTCTCTGTTGTTTGGAGATATGAAAGATAAGACTCTGAAAGATCTTGAAACAATCAACATGGCCGGACAAAAAGCATTAGAGTTTCTGAAATCCGGCCAATGGGATGAAACTACAGGAAAGTCACTTGGGATAACCAAAGAGAACTTCAATGTTTGGAGTAATGATCCGGAAAAAATTAAAGCCATTTCGGACGCGTTGGTTAATAATCGGGAAGCTGTAGATAACCTCCAGCCTGCTTATAAGAAAGTTGCAGTAGGCATAAGAGAAGCGTTTGATGCCGGAGATGACAGCAAGAAACTAGAAGAAGCTCTTGCGAGAATCAAGGATGGAATGAATGATATTATGCAGGTTGGTTCATTTTTATCTGATACATTCTCCTCTCTTGGTGAAGCATTCGGTTCCGATGCTTTAAAGGGTGTTGCTGATGGGATAAATGTAGCTATGGATGCAGCAAATTCTGCCATGCAAGGAGCACAAGCAGGCGCTATATTCGGCCCAATAGGAGCCGCTGCCGGTGCTGCCATAGGGCTTGTAGGTTCGCTCGCTTCTTCCATTGCAAAGATACATGATGCAAAGAATGAAAAACGCATTCAGGATTTACAAGAGCAGATTGACTTATTGAGCCGTTCTTACGATAAGCTGGGAGAGTCTATAGAAAAGGCATATTCAAAGGATGCTTCTAATTTGATTAATCAGCAAAACAAATTACTAGAACAGCAGAAAGTTCTCATCCAACAGCAAATCAGGGAGGAGCAGGATAAAAAGAAAACTGATAATGAACGCATCAAGGAATGGCAACAGCAGATAGAAGATATCAACGAATTGATAGAAAACAATAAAGAAGCTGCAGTTGATGCAATCTTCGGAGAGGATCTGAAATCAGCTATTGATAACTTCGCATCCGCTTATGCAGAGGCTTGGACAAATGGTGAAAATAAGGCAGAGTCCGCAAAGGAGATGGTAAAGAACATGATGCGCCAGATGGTTACCGAGTCTATAAAAGCAGCCACCCAATCATCCGGTGCTATGGAAAGGATAAGGCAGAAACTGCAAGAGTTTTATGTAGACAATGTTCTTTCTTCTTGGGAACAGGATTATATCTACAACATGGCCGAAGAATTACAGAAAGAACTTGACAAGCAATTTGGATGGGCCGATAGTATTATGAAGGATGATAGCAGCAAACAGCAAAATGCGTCAAGTAAAGGTTTTACCACTATGTCTCAAGAAAGCGCAAACGAACTTAATGGTAGGTTTACTGCTGTTTATGAATCAAATCTCAGAATAGAAGCTACAGAGCAGCAACAGACGGTAGCCATTACTGAATTAAGAGGTTCCATCAGTGTATTGACATCACAAATAACCAAAATGTGTAATATCGCTGATGAAACGCGTACCATATTGGCAAATTCCTATCTGGAGTTACAGCAAATCAGAGAAAATACAGGCGAGATAATTAAACCCATTAAACAGATACAAACAGATATAGCAGAAGTCAAACGTAATACATCAAGATTATGATAGAGGTAAAGGATATTTTAAATAAGGCTATCGGATTGGGTGCATGTTCTCAATCCGGTAAGGCAACAGACTGGAAAAGTTTAGTATGGCTATTCTTTTCACCACAAGGCTGTGAATTTTGCCGTGGTAATAATTACCCATCACTGGAGATGTTTCGCACCATGAAAGGCAATGTAGAGTCATTCGGAGTACATATAGAGGAGGATGTGAAAGCTGTAAACGAAAATAAGGCAATAATCGGTGGTACTGCCCAATTGACTTATCATGGCACAGATAAGGCCTATAAGGTTATTCTTATGCATGGCGGCAATGCATGCATTAAAGTGGGTAATTATGCAGTGGTACGTATTGAGAATATAAGTGGTAATTATGAGATTATTAACGATGGAACAGGAAAGGTATTAATATGAATGGAGATTTGATTATTAACGGAAAAGATGCCTGGACAACATGGGGCGTACGCATGGGAAACGGCTTCCTTGACAGTATTGACGGTTTCAATGAGATGAAAAACTATATCGAGAATGAAAGCCGATTAGAGCATGGGAAACGTGTTATAACGGATAATGCGAAGGTGGCATCACGTGAAATTACTTTGCAATTTACGATTGAAGGAAGCTCGGAAAGCGACTATCGAACAAAAAAGAAATTCTTCCAGAAAGAATTGGAGAAAGGTGCTGTAAATATCAAAGTTCCTACATTAGGGAATGAAGTCTATAAGCTTGTCTTTTTAGGGAAAAGTATTTCCTATGGTTTAAGTCCAGACAGATGTTTCGGAAGAGTTTCGAGTAAATTTTGCGAGCCAAATCCTACAGATAGAAGCGAATAACAAACATTCCTTTTATTGTTTCAAATGGAAGTCTAAATTTTTAGGGCTTCCATTTTCTATTTATGAACTTTGGGGATATGGTAGAAATTAAAGACATATCTGGCAAAGTTCTATTTTCAGTTCTTCCAAATGAGCAGTCGAAATCCGTTGAGGAACTGATGAATTCAGATTATATCCAATTATCATGGATGTCTGATAAAGGGACTCCTATCCCATTATCTGCATATATAGAATGTAATGGAGAAAAGTATACGCTTCATGAGCCTTACACACCAATTCGTCAGGATGAATGTACGTATCAGTATGCGCCACGATTTCAATCACGCATAATGAACTGGAGTAAGCAGATAACCCCCATTTATACGTATGAGGAGGATGGTCGCACAGTAAAATCACGTGATATGGATTGGGATTTTACCGGGAGCCCAGCTGATGCTATGTACATTATTAAGCAGGCCATTAAGAACGAGACAGGCGAAGATTGGACGGTACAGCTATCGGATAGCCTGCCAGCCACAATTACAATTTCTTCTCAGTCATCATCTATCTTTTCGATACTGAATAGTATTGCAAGCGAATGTAAAACGGAATGGTGGGCGGATAAAAAGACTAATACGTTATATCTGTCGAAGTGTATCTTTGGTGAGTCCATTACGCTTGAAGTTGGCAATAATGTACAAGTCCCCTCAGTAGCAACTGACAACGAAGGATATTATACACGCTTTTATGCGTTTGGCTCAACACGTAATATCGTGCAGGGCCCAACACAGAGCGGAGCAGTAGTTAATAACCGCCTAACACTTGACCCTGTAAAATACCCGAATGGATACAAGGATATTCGTGAGGGGTTAAAGCAGAATGAGATATTTGTTAAGGTGCTGTATTTCGATGAAATTTACCCGTCTTCAAAGCTCACAATATCCGATGTACGAGCTAGATTACGTTACAGATTGGACAACGCAGGGCAGAAGATACAGATTGGCGGAACGGAAGAAGAACCCGTATATGAGCAGTACGCAATATGGTACTTCCAGATAGCGGATTTTTCTTTCAATGCCGATATGATAATTGAAGGAAAAAAACTTTCTGTCTCCTTTGGAAGCGGACAGCTTGCCAGTCGTGACTTTGAACTTGCTTATCACGAGAAAACTGAAACGGTAAGCGATGCAAACGATGTGACTCCGTTTGAGGTAAAAGCTGGAGACTACGAGATTATCATTGACGAAACAAGTGGACAGATAATACCAGGAGTTGCTTACATTATTCCACAGAATGGTGATAGTGTTATCCTATACAATATACAAATGCCAGCCGAGTATACGGCCAGCGCACAAGCCGAGTTGGAAAAAGAGCTTGACAAGGCTATGGCATACTACACGGAGGATAATAACAGTTATCAGATTCAGAGTGATCCCACATGGTTTTACACAAACAAAACCGACATTAGCATGGGGCAAGCCGTTACGTTTATCAATGGAACCAAGTCACTTTCTACCCGCGTTCTAATGGTTGAAAAGCGGCTTGATTTGCCGTGCTATCAGACTATCAAGGTCGGCAATAAGGTTATCAAGGGGAATACTCAACAACTCAAAGATGAGGTTGCAAGTGCAAATCAGAATATTGATGTAATACAGGCATTCAACGAATTGTCGGCTTCTCTATCTCAAGCATACGCTAACGCGCAGCGTGAAATGATTGAAGGTTTTGCAGCTATCAAAAACCTATGGACTCTTGAAACTGACGAAAATGGAGAAAAGTATGCTTATACAAAATATAACGTACTTACTCAAGGCGGTGTTACTCAATATAGTGCAGGAAATAGTAAAGTACCGTCTGTTTTTGACGGGCTTCCTTTGGACAATCAAACGATTTGGAAGAATCCGGAATCAGGACTCATTGAAGTTATTGGAGGGACTGGAACTTCTTTCGATGAAAATGCCATGTGGTCTGCTCTTTCCGGATCTTCGGACAACCAGATCAACAAGTCGCATCTAACCACGGCTTTGGATGGATATGCAACCCAGAATTGGGTTATAGAAAACTATGCCACTAAATCAGAGTTGTCAGCTGTGTCTAATAAGCTGAATGACTTCTTGGAAGGTTCTGATACGGATGAAATTATTAATAAGTGGA